GATGCTGGCCGCGACATAGGAGGCGCCGAGGATGGGCGTCTTCATTAATACCCGCCCGAGAAGATGTTGAATCTTTGCCTACGTCGGTTCACCAGACTGTACGGCATCGCCATCAGGTCTTCCGGATTGTTGATCCGCTTCAGGTTGCGCTTCGCCACCATCGCAATCCGCTGCACTTGCATCGACGGCTCGACACCGAACTCAGGCGCCAACTCCATCGCCAAACAGTACCGGAACGCCCGCAGGTAGCCTGGCGGGAACGACAGCACCGTCGCCAAGTTGGCAGGTTGCGACAGCGCCTGCACCGACACCAGATGAAACTCCAAGTCTTTGGTGGGCTTTGGATAGACATACATCTCGACGTCAGGGTAGGTCATGTTGACCCACATCACCTGCGGGAACGTACTCCCGACCGTCTTCAGCGCGATGCCGTTGTACTGGTCCTGATTGATGAACAGGATGTCATACGACAGACCGCTTGACGTGTCTTTGAAGTAAGTGCTGTCATCCAGCAAGATTGGCCGGGTGCCGACAAAGTCACCCGACGGGCCGTAAGTGCGGCTGATCGTGTTGGCCGGCCAAGTAAAGACGTCATCGCGTGTCGCGAACACCGACAGCCGTTCGGTGCTCCAACTGTCAATCATCTGGTTCATCGCCATCAAGGCGTCCGCAGACGTCTCGGCTGACGGCGTCTCACCCTCTGCAAGTTGGCCTAAGAGGCGCAGCGCACCGTTGATCAGATCACCGGCTGACGTCGACATGGGCTGACTCCCGGCGGCGGCGCGGCCGCAATTCGTTCACCGGCTCCGGTGCCGGCTCTTCGCCCGGAGTATACCGCTCCCAGCCGTGCTTTTCATCATGCTCGGCTTCTAGCTCGAGAGTGGCGATTTTGTCCCCGTGAACCGGGTGCTTCATGTAAATGAGGGGCATGGGTAGAACGGGGGCCGAAGCCCCCGCCCGTTTAGTTGCCAGCCATCACAACCCAGTTCGTGCCGTCTTCGCAAACCAAGATCGCCCAGGCGCCTGCGGACGCCGCCAGAATGGCGGTGCCGGCAGTACCCGAGGTACGAGGCTTGACGTTGGACGACGCCGAGATCAAGGTGTAAGTAGCCGACAGATTTTTGACAAAGACCGTCCGACCGATGTAATCGGCGCCGCTCGGCAACGTCACCGTGACGTTGGCCGAAGCGCCGTTGGCGATGACGAAGTTCTCTTCTTCGCCCAGCGTGAAGCTGGCGGTCTTGGTGACCGGAGCGTTGAGATAGAACGCCGACAAAGCCGGGTCAGAATAGGCCACGCCAACAGGTTTGTTGTTCGCTGCCATGTGCTTGCTCCTTTACGCGATCTTGTAGACCGTGTACGCACCCTCGGCCGTTTTGCGGAACCGGAACGCGGCGCTGGAGGTGATCGCCACCGCCACAAACGCATTCCCGCCGTCGGTCAGACCCGTTGCCGTTGCAAGCGTGACAGTACCGGACGACGTCCCGGTGTTCACGATGAACAGATCAAACGTGCTGCCGATCGTTGCATTCGGCAGCGCCGCGTCGATCAGCGCAGCGGTCGGCAGCGTGTAGGTCGCAGCCGAGGTCGAGGGGTTCGCTACCAGCATACCGCCCAAGATCTGAGCAGCAGACAAGGTCGCGGTCGCAGTAGCGGTTTGCGGCGCGTCCGCATAACCCATCGTGGTTTCAGCGCGGTTTCCCGCGCCAAGCTGATAACCACCAGCACCATTAGGAAGAGCCATGATTGTATCCTTTCAAAAATTATTGAAAGGGGCCGAAGCCCCTCCCTTTAGCCCCACATCCGCACAGCCATCTGCGGACGGATCACCGAGTAGCCATACAGCACGTCAACCCGGCAAGGCATACGGTCGTTGTTGATGTCGTACTGACGCACGACACGCAGACTGATGCCGTTGTGGACCTGACGGCTCGCCATATCGACACCCTGCGGCATCACCAGATCGGCCGTCGCGAACGTGATGGCGTCGCGGTGGTAGATCAGGTTCTGCGGGTACTGGGTGCTGGCGCTGCCCAAGAAGGTGACCGCTGCGCCGGACTGCGGGAACGAGTCCACGGTAGCCAGAGCTTGGTTGGCGGTGTAGATCGCCGGGCTGATTGAGACGCTGGCATACGCGCCACCCGAGGCGGTCACGTCGGCCGTCACAACGAACTGCTGGAGCGACCCAGTCGACTCGCGGGTTTGCGGGTTGACCGCATACACGTTAGCGATGGTGAAGACGTCGCCCTTCTTGATCGTCTGCGTGCCCGTGCCGGTGATCGCGATGGTGGTCGCGCCTTGGGTCGACACGGTCGTGGTGACAGTGTGCGATCCTGTGCGGGTGCCGGTCGTGTGCTGCTTGATCGACTGGCTCATGTTCATCTCTTCATACCCGAGGATGCCTTCAGCCATCAGTCCGGTCTTGAACTGCTTGCTGATGGTCGACACCGGGTTGAACAGACCCTTCATGCCCTCGACCAGCGCGGCGTTAGCCGCGGGGTTGACGGTGGCATAACGGGGCGACATGACGGCAGCCGCTTCGTTCAGCTTCTGCTGGGCCTGCAACAGCACCAGACTGGTTCCAGGAGTCGTGCCAGGCGTACCCACCGACTGGAAGATGTTCTGGAACGAGTTGGCGACGTCGGCGTCGATGCTGGACGCAAGCTGGCTGATACGAGGCTTCAGCACCCGCTCGGCGAAGTCGTCGAGCTGCATGGTCAGTTCAGCGGTCGTGAAGTTGACGCCGATGTGCTTCTGGCTGGCAACGGTCAGCGTGGTGAACTGCTCGTTGTCGTCCTGCACTTGCAGCGCAGCACCGTCGGTCACCAGAGCGCGGTCCGGCAGACGGATACGCAGGGTGGAGCCGATCTTCGCGCCTTCTTGCGCGAAGGAAGAGTCGTACTGTCGGTTGACAGTACGGGTGATCACAAGGTTGTTCTCGAGAATTTCGAGAATCTTCCTCGTGATCATGTCAATCGTAAGCAATGAATTAGCCATGATAAATCCTTTGTGAATTAGGCGTTGTGCCTAGCTTTCCACGCTCTGATCTGCCGCTGCCGCTCTGCTTCAATCCAGTCCGAGGTTGACATCGCCCCAACTGAACGCGGGTCGGTGGTGTCAAACTTCGGCGAGTTAGACCGAGAGGCTGTCACGGGCGCGATAGGGTCAGGCGCCTTGGTTGGTTTGCGAACGACGGGAGGGTTGTCGACCAACTTGGCTTCCAACTTCCCGATCTCTTTGGCTTGCAAGATCGGCGAGAGCCGGGCGATTCGGTCAGCCTCTTTCGGATTGGACCCGAGGTAGTACGCGATGTCGGGACCAAGATCAGAAGCCTGAATCGTCTGCGCCATGACTGTCGTGACGCGAAGGCTTGGGTTGTAGACGACTCGTTCAAAGTCTTCGTACTTGTCCCTTGCCGACTCTTCACGTTCAACGTAGCTTTCCAGCAGTTCCGACTGTTGCCGCTCGATTTCTCGCTGTTGCATCAGCTCTTGAGCCTTCCTCTCTGCCAACGCTTGCGCGTAGGCATCGACTGACTCGAACTGATCCGCAGGCGGGATCTCTTGTGGCTGGGGCGGCGCTGCGGGTTGGCGTTGCTGGCGCTCCCACTTTCGCTGCTCTTTCGCAAGCCTCTTGCGAATGATGTCGTCCAACTCTTCTTGAGTGAACGTCTTGGCCGGCGTATCAGGTGCGGCAACCTGGTCAGGTTGCTGCGGCGGCTGTTCCGAGGCCGTCTCGGGGGCCGCTGACGCGGAGTCAAGTTCCGCTAACTGGTTTTCTTGCATGGTCTACTCTAACGAGTACCCTGTGGGCCGCACAGGTACGGTCATACTACATCAAATCGACAAAGATGCAACCTTTTCTTGAAATGCCTTGATGCGGGCGTCCAAAGTAGCGCGATCGTTTGCAACTTTGATCTCTCGCTGGTCAAGGTTTGCTTCTTGAGCGTTCAGTTCGCTTTGCAGCGCCGCAAGCTGGCTCTCGCGCTTGGCAAGGTCAGCCGACTTGGTGTTGTAGCTGGCGTCGAACTCTTTCTCGCGTTTGGTCAGCGTCTTCAGCGTGTCGTCCAGCTTTTTCTGAGCGGCGCTGATCTCGGCCATCTTGGTGTCGTGCTGAGCCTTGGCACTGCCGATCAAGTCGGCCGCTTGCGCCTTTGCATCGGCAAGCGCGGCCTGCGCGTCAGTGCGCAGCTTGTTGGCGTCGTCGACCGCCGTCATGGCGCCTTGGCGCTTGGCTAGCTCATCCCGCAGTTTCGCCATTGCTGCCAAGTCTTTCGGCAGTTGATTGGTGAAGTAATCGACGTAGTCGACCGGCGCGTTGTCGTTGAAGACGTTCATGTCGACCTCAAGCGTAGTAAGTGATGTTGAGCTTGGCCGTGCCGGTCTGCTCAATGAACTGGATCTTGGTCAGGTCGCCGTCGTACTGCAACGTGACACCGTTTGCCAAGGGCATCCCGACGCTTGCGGTCGGAGCAGTGTCGTCATCGCGCCAACGCACCGCCGCACCTTCCGGCACGATGATGGCGATAGACGGTTTGCAGGACAGGCCGTTGACGTCCACAGACGGCACGGTCAAAGACGCGGCAGACGACAGACTGGTGATCTGCTGATAGCCCAGCCGTGTGGTGATAGCTTTCAAGTTCATTGACATTCAAAATCTCCAGCGTTCTGTGAACGTGCGAAGTTTAATGTAATAGTTGTCGTATGTGGGCAACGGCGGTACGGGGCCAGGCCCGTAATCCGGCAGCGCACAGAACGGCAACTCCGAAAAGGATGCGAATCCAAACATCAGACAGACGCTCCTTGCAGCAACGCAACCAGCGCAGCCTTCTGGTCATCGGTCAGCGCAGCCAGCGGATCGACCGGGACAATCTCAGGCTCTGGCGCAGGCTGAAGCACCCACACCTGCCGCCAAACACCATGCTCGTCCTGCTGCGGTTCTTGCTCTACAGCGATCATGCCAGACTGCCTCGGCATCTCTGTCGGCAACACCAGCGGAATACCCTCTGCTTGCAACAGTTCGACATTCGCGTTGGCAGGAACACTACCATCGGGATTGAGGAGGAATTGTTTTGGCATCTTGTCCTCGTCAGAAGAAGGTCACAACACGGACATAGCCGTTGCCACCGTTGCCGCCAGCACCGGAGTTGACTGTGTACCCTGCGCCACCGCCACCACCACCCCCTGCTGGATAACCACCTGTTCCACCGTTGCCAGCAGTAGTGCTGCTACTTGCACCGCCACCGCCACCAGAACCACCGACAAAGTAAGAGGATGCTGCTGCGCCAGCACTACCGTTCGGTGCGCCGGTTATATTTCCACCACCAGCGCCGCCTCCTGTTGAAGCAGTTGAACTATCAAACAACGCCCCTCCTAACCCTCCACTCCCCCCAGTCCTTTCGGTTGTGCTGCTGGCTGCAAACCCACCGCCGCCACCTCCACCTCCTGATCTATAACCCCCACGATCTCCGTTTCCACCATTATTTAAACCACCATTACCGCCACTCGCCGCGTACAAAGATGAAGCTAAAGTTATTTCAGCAAGACCGCCACCTGATGACCCACCACCCGTAGATGTTGTGCCACCACCAGAACCAGAAGCTCCATTTCTTGCTACCGCAAAAGACCCAAAACTTGAATTGGTTTGCCCACTTCCTGCATTTCCGCTTGTGTCATCTGTTGTCTGAGCAGCGCCGCCAGTACCACCCGCACCAACCGTTACGGTTTCAGTCGCACCAAGCGCAGACGCCGGAATCCATAACTCTGTTCTGCCACCAGAAGCGCCGGCCCCACCGCCACTCGCCGCAGTAGCAAGACCACCGCTAGACCGTTTCCTTCCAGACCCACCACCTCCACCACCACCAAAAAGCAGCACATAGACCATCTTCGCCCCGGAAGGCTTCGTCCATGTCGATGTGCCGGTACTGGTAAACTCTTGGATGTCTGCGCTTGCTGCACCGCCGCCACCACCTCCAGGCGCCCACTTCACACCAGACGATTGAGTGCTATCAGCGGTCAGAACGTAAGCATCAGTCCCAACAGGCAGGCGCACGTTGCTCGTGCCGTTGTTGACCAGCAGGTCACCCTTTGTCGTCAGCGGAGCGATCTGATCGGCCTGAGACAGCACCTTGACCGTACCACCGCTGTCCTTGAAGTAGAGCTTTCCGTCAGCCGTATTGACCACCAGCTCACCAGCGGAAAGACTCAGAGCAGTAGGAACCCATCCGGGAGTGCTGTCATACTTAAGTTGGATCGTAGTGGTGTTGCCAACCAGACTTGCTGATGTCGCAGGAACAATCTCAAAATTGTCGTCCACCAATACTGATCGTTCTGCCGGGTAGGTCAGGAATACATCTTTGCTGCCTGCACCCCAGTTAACCGCAGATCCACTGTTGCTCGACGCAAGAATCGTGTCCCGGCTAAGAGTCGTGCCGGATGACGTATATGTCCCGACACCGACCTCCCAGTCCGTCCCGTCCGTGACCGTGTAGTAGGTAGCGTTACCGTTACCTACAACAGCAAACGATTGGAACCCCGTTGCTGCACCGGCAAGCGTATAAGTGCCTGTGCCGGTAGTGGTCGTGGTTTCCTTAACCCGATCTTTTACGACAAGTGCCATGCTTTACGCCAAAAATTTGAGTTTGTAGAGCGTGGAGTAGTACAGCGCCAAGATCTCATCGATGATGTTCTGCAACGGCGTGCATTCCTTGTCAACGACCTTGTACCGGGTGTTTTCAATCTCTTTGACCTGATCTTCCAAGAACTCAACCACGTTGTTGGTCTTCTTGGCCGACTGCAACGCGATTGGCCCGATCAGGCCGTACTTCCCCTGATAGGCTTCAGCAAACTTGTCAGCCAAGTCGATAATCTCGTCGTAAAACGACCCGAGTGCCTGGTGCTTGGCATATGAGCGGGTGTTGAGGTGTACGCTGTGCGTCACGTCCCGCGCCAAGAACAACTGGCCGATAAACATTTCACAACTCATTGCGGCACCCCTTCAGGCGGCATCATCGGTTGCTGCGGCATCGGAGGCGGCTCCGGCATGAAGTTCTGCGGCATGGCCGCAAGGTTGCCCAAGTCCATCACGTCTCGCAGCGTCTGGATGACCACTTCCTGCACCTGCTCCGGCGACATCGCCGCTGACATCGCCTGAATTCGGCGCGTCTCGGCCTCATACGCCTTGATGTCGTTGGCCTGCGACTTGATCGCCAGATCCTGCGCTTCCATCGACTGATTGACGTTCTGCAACAGCCCCATCATCTGCTGGATCTGGCCGTTCAGCGCCTCGATCTGCTGGTTGGCCGCTTGGATCGCAGGATCGTCTTCGTCTTGCAGCAACTTAGGATCGATCATCTTCCGCAGACGAGCTGCAAGCTCCTGCGCACCAGGCCAGTCCATGTTCTTGACGAACAGGTCGCCCGCCGCCATCCACAACTGCGGGTTGCCTTGCAGAATCTGCCCCATCGCGTCCATCGACTCCTGACGCTTGGTCATGTAGCTCGGGCCGGTCGTGACCTTGACGTCGTACTTGCCGATCGACGGGTTGTAGATCTTCTTGACGATGATCCCTTGCTCGTTGATCAGCTTGGTAACCGCTTGCTGCTGGCTAGGATCGATCTCAGCTTGGGTCACCTCGCCGTCAATGCCAATAATCCGCGCGATCCGACGGGTGTCGTAGATCTTCGGCACCAGATCAATGATTTGCCGCGTGATGTACCGAAGCGCACGCGCCAGATTGTCGACGTAATGGAACGTCCCGGTGTTGCTCTGCTGCTGCC